ATGCCTTGGTTATTGAAGCCTTGGAACCCGGCGCCGAATGTGGGTAGCAGATAGGCGATTGTCATTTTTTGTCCTTTGCTTCATACTGAAAGTGAGTGGCGTAGCCTAGCTTATGTAATTCAGGCAGCTGCTTCTCCATTGCTTCGCCTACATCATCGCGGACAAGCATGTTTGACACATGCAATTGCTCCACAGTTTTATAGGCACGCTCGGCGGATTGTTTGATGTCTTTGCCAAAGCCTGTCACAACGGCGATATAGTCACCGGCTGTATTCCACAATGGCCTAGTCGTGACTTTATCACCGTCCATATCCTGCATCATATCAATTTTCACAGCTTGAGGATGCAGGTACTTCTTATTGCCTTTTGTCACACCGTAAATCGGCAAGCCTGACAGCTCAGCAGGCGTTTTGCCGTGACCTGGTGCTTCGCCCAGCAAGACAATACAGCAGCCAATGTCTTCTTTGAATGAAGTTGTATCTTTGCCATTCTTCGCATCTAGCATCCATTGAACAGGGTCGCCTTCGGTGGCGCCCACCATTAAATTTGCGATCGGCCAACCAAAGCGGCAGGTAAACTCTGTCGGCCAAGGCTTGCCTTCATCGTCAATCATAAAGCCTAGCGCGACGTCACCAAGATGACCAAGCTTAACCAGGTGCTCTTCGCACTTGGCCAGAGTCTCTTCGCCAAGTTTAGAATCTTTGGTGAACGCAGCGATCGTGCCCATCTCACCCGTGTTCATTCCATGATTGCCTGACATCAATTTCTTATGCTCAAAACTTTCGTTCCATTGGCCGACAAAACCTTCCTTACCCATAAAGCGCGACACACCGAATTCTATACCTTTAATAAATGTTTGTAGCATCACATCGCCATCAGGCGTATCACCGGACTCGCGGACGCGCTTCATCCACTCCAACATGTCCGCTGGGTTCTTAGAGCAGTAAGTCAGTGCTTTATTTTCGTTTGACCCGAGCGTTTTAAAAACAAATCGTTCGCCTGTTTTTTTGACATGCGCCTCGGCATCTTCCATCCGTTTGAACGTTTTATACGGCGCAATCTCAATGCCGACTTTCTCAAGGAGCTCCATGCCTGTTTTACGATCAATTTCCAGAGCAGCAGATTTCTGTGTCGGAGCAAAGACATTTGCACCTTTGGCTTTAAAGAAGTCCAGGCGGTCAAGATAGTCATCGTTAGAGGTGCAGATAACAAGGTCGGCCCACATCATACTTGGCACGAAATTGTCGACCTTAGTAATACCTTTAAAGCCTTTGCCTGTGTCTGGGCTGTGGCTTTTCTTTGGCTTGACAAACCATCTGACTTCGTGGCCGGCTTGAGCAGCGCGCCACGCGTAGGATAGCCCAACATTGTCAGTATCAATAATCAAAAGCTTCATTTCTGCTCTCCGCTCAAGGCTTGTGAGTATGCTGCAACATCGTCTTGCATTTGTTGGTCGTCCATTAAAGTTTGTTGAGTCAAACTTGCTAAGGCCGTCTTCAGACTGAGCTTAGGTTGCTGTGAAGCCCTAGCCAGCCACTTGACAAACTTTGGGTTAGAGATCATACGGCCAGTGGCAAAGGACAACGCTTGGCTATCCATCAACCTTGCGCCAAGCCCTAAGGTCTCAGCGGCAACGTGCGACGCGCCATGCTCTGCGCCAAACTCTCTGCGGGCTGACATAGCTGACTTACTGTTCTTTAATTTGTCTGACACAGTAGCGAGCGCGTCAAGACTGTTGCGGAGGTTACTGCCCTCTGCGCCGAACAATACGTCTTTGGCGTCTTTGTGCATCCGTGCCCAGTTCGTTAAAAACTCGTGTGCACTGAATGCTCCCTTTTCCGAACCGCCGAGCTTACGTAAAGTCACAGCTCGAACAGCATCCATCGCGGCAGGGTGTAACCTAGGTATGCCTGTCTCTTTATCTCCGTTAAGTAGCGTTCTCAGCGTGCTGGCACCTTCAGAAGTTCCTGAGGTGGCAGCGGCGAATACACGTTCTGGGACTTTCGCCTGGCGCAGTGGCTCAATCACGGCATCAGAGATTTCATGCATCCGACGCGAGTACTCAAAAGCATCGTTATAAGCTTTCTTAACTGCGGGGCCTTTTCTCAGTACTGCTGCGCCAGTGTCTTCTTTTAAGGCAGCATACAAAGCATTGGCATCGCGGGAAGAGATTCTGGCGTCCATAAATGGATCCGTCATTTCACCGATCATCTGACGAACCTCTTCAACGGCTTTTAAAGGGATAGACCTGGACTTGCCAGCATCACCGTGCAGCCGGCCGTAAATGTCCATCAACCTAGAGTTTACACCGGCAGCAGTTGTCTCTTCAGCACCGGCAGTAACGGAGGTCAATTTCTTCAATGTCTCAAATGTTTTTGGCAGCCAGATATTCGTATCTAAGCCCACAGCGTCTTGCCATTTTTGATGCAGTTCGCCTTCGCGGGTCTGTGCGTCGTCAACCCAACCGCCTGAGCGCTTGCCTGTTGGCGACTCAATTTTCTTACCACGGACTTTCAAGGTCTCGGTCTCTGGAGCACCTTCAATCGCATTTGTGATGGCTTTGCCTGCTTCTTCTGCAGACTTGGCCTGGTCAATTTTATCGGCTAATTTAGTCGCTGTTGCTTCGAGCTGCGGTGTCTGCCGTTCAACTGTGGCAAGGCTTGCCTGAGACGATTTGGGGAGCCCGCCTTCAACAACCTGGCCTACAGTAGGTTGATCGACGCCGGCTCTCTTAAACGCTGCCAGATTCTCGCTCATCTTGACTCTGGCAGCCTCATTACCGCGCATTGCGTACTTAACGCCTTTGCCTGGCAGCTTTAAAGCTTGTGGAAGGATCGCAGTGGCGGCCTGGAAGCCCATATCCATGCCGGCTTTGGCATCAGGCGAATCGACTGTTGATTGCAGCCATTCATTCGTATCATTCAGATACTTAGCTGGGTTGTAGCCAGATTCGGCGATGTCTCTAAGATATTGCTTTGTTAAAGGTGCCTTGCCTGGAATATCGAACGCGCCTTGAACCTTTTCTTTTAAGGCAATAGGATCAATTCTTGGCTCGTCAGATTTGCCTTGCTTAGCACGTTCCACTTGGCTACCCGCACTTGCATCGTCGCGCACTGAATTATACAAAGCAGCGCCACCCTCAGCAGCAAGCCCTGCAACACCGCCAACTGCACTCGCCAGCATTTGACGGCCTACGCCGGCAACGGCCTTAGTCTTTTCCCACAATGAAGGGTCAGCTTCTTCCGAAGAGTGTTGGTTGTCTGCGGGGTCTTCTACTTTAGGTGAGGGCTCTTCTGTTTTAGGCGAGGGCTCTTCAGGCGGCAGCGCTTTGAGATAGTCAGCAAGCTTTTTAACAGAGGCAGTGTCACCCGCTGCGTTGTACTTCCGCATTGCATCATAAACCTGAGTCAAATCGCGGGCCATTACTTAGCTCCGTCAATCAGTTTTTGGATGTCGTCCGGGTGCTCAGACTTCTTTGTAGGTGTTTCTTTTTTAATGCCCCTGTTACGGTATTCGTCAAATACTTGTTGAGGCGTTTGGTGCTTGCGCTTAGGGTCTTTAGACGCCTGGCGCAACTCAGTCATCTCGTCTACTGTCCACGGAACAACTTTTGCTAAATTATCTTGCATTTTCTTAATATAAGCTTTCTCAGTCGGTGATGCCGCATCGTCGTTATACCAAGGCTCTAGTGCTTTTTCGAATACTTGGCGTGCATCTGCCAATTTACGCATTTTATCAATGTGCGTATCGCCTTTGGTATATTCTAGTACCTCCATCATGTGGACTAGCGCGCCAGAAGGCATCATACCCTGCGATTCAGCGTTGGCCAAAGCCCGGCGCAAGCCGGCGACAGAAGTCAGGTAATCTTTAGTTTCGCCTGAATTCATTTCCGTACCCAGCGCTGAAACTGTCGAGCCGAACAATGTCGTACCTGGATGTTCGGAACTAAAAAGACCTTTATCGGTAGAGCCAATAGGTAACTTGACGATGTTACTTAACGAGGCAGTGCCTAGTTCTACAGCGCCTGCAATGCGGCGAAAGAAGCGCTTATCTGAAGGCTTAAAGCCTGAGCCGTCTTTGTTCTTATCACTCTCCGCAATATGTGTCTCTTTCAGCAACCTGGCATCCATCCACTTTTTGTACTCAGGCGAGTCCTTAGGGTACTGCGCGCCCACTTCACGCTCAAACTCAGAAGACTTGTCTTGTGGCCCGCGAAGCGCTGCGATTGCTTGAGCTTCCTCTAGACTAGACTTGCTCTCTTTAGCCATTGTGTCAGCTGCTTCTTTTCTACTGTCCAGCGACTCCTTATAATGGCGCTTAGCGAAATCTGCAGCTTGGTAATGCTGGTCTACGCTATCGAAGCCTGATTCAGCTACAGTCTTAAACTGAGCAAGTCGTTCCTTAGAAAAGAGTGGTTGGCCTTTAGAATCTTTCAAAGGCGACTGGGCCGCTATAACTGAGGCAGCCTCTGCGGTGTCTTTCATTTCTTTTTGAGCAGTAATTTTTTGCTCTTTTGTCGCTGATTCTGGGTCTGTTACGCCTTGGCGCTTTAATGAGTTAAGGTACGCTTCGCGCGTAGGCAGAAACAGATGCTCAGCTGCATGATCCATGTCAGCTAATTCAGCTGCAACCTGCTCAGCCGACTTCTTCTTTAAGTCTGCGGACATCTTGTCTGAATGTTCCTGTGTTGCTTGGTGGTAAGTCTGCAACTGCTCAAAGGAGTGTTGCGACACTTTTCCCTCTAACTCAGTCATGGCAAGTTGTATATCTTCAGGGTGCATAAAGCTTTTGTCAGGGTGCTGGCCTTTCCAGGCCTTTACAGTCGCCTGATCTTGTGCTTCTTGATCTTTAGCTTGAGACGCGAGTTGCTGGTCTTTCAGCTTGTACTGGTTCTGAGCAATCTCTTGACCTGTCTCAATACCGCGCATAATGTCCATGCTGTCAGGCAAAGCTTTCTCGCCTTGCACATTTGACATCGCATGAACTTCCAACGGAATAGAAGTGTCTAGCATCCGCGCTTGAGGAGGAGCTATTGTACTTTGTTCACCACTCATTGGTATTGGCATGTTCTTTCCTTATGCTGTAGGTATTGTGCTAAGCTGTGCAGCCGCGTCTGCTGGGTTGGCCAATACAGCATTACCAGTTGTATTCACGGGCACAGCCGGTGTAGTAGGCACAGCAGGCACAGTAGCAGGTTTATTTGCAAAAGCCGTGAGGCCTGAAGCAAGCGTGCTCAGCCCTGAATTCACGTTCGAGGCATTTGCATTTGCCTGGTTCATATTTAAGTTGGCATTAGTCTGTGCTGTGTTCGTCACAATATTTCCAACGCCTGTCAGTCCTGCAGCATTTGCATTTGCAGCGCCTGTTACACCGCCAGCATCCGCAGACGCGACATTCTGAGCCTGTGTCGCATTGGCTTGTGCGGTGCCCATCGTGCCGGCGGCAGTATTGGAGCCCATCGCAGTTTGTGCTGTGGCTGTCGAAGCGCCAGCATTGGCCAGTTGCTGATCGAGTTGACCTGTCGCAGTTTGGCCTGTATTCGCAACACCTTGAAGAGCGCCAATTTGTTGTTGATTCGTCTGCAAGTTTTGGTTGAAGGCCTGCTGCTCTGTACTTGCTGCCAAGCCTGTCGCCATTGTACCTAGAGCTTGAGTATTAGCAGAGGATAATTGAGTACCGCCTGCCGCAGCTGCATTGTTGATTGCAGATTTGCCTTCTTGTAGTGCGAACTTGTAAGCGTCAGTATTCTGCGCATCGGCCATTGTAAATGGCTTATTGAACTGCCCGCCAGTTTGAAGACCAGTAGACAGTGTGTTTAAGGCTTGTGTACCAGCGCCAACTGCAGGTTGTAAGTTCGTTGATATTTGACCAGTTGTGGCGTTTGTTGTATCTATGCCTTGTTGAAGGCCCGCATTCATTTGCTGGGCTGTTACTGGCGCGGCGGCGGCGATATCCTGGCCTGCTGTCGTTGCACCACCTGCTAGAATATCGCCTGCCTGTGTGGCCGCAGTAGCTTGAATGTCGCCCGCTGCTTTAGCATTCGCTGCCGCGACACCGCCTGCCGCGATATTAGCCGCTTGTGCGGCGGCCGCTGCTTGTGCTGGGGTTTGTTGCCCTGTTAGCATTGAAGTGATGGATCCGCCTGATATAGTGTTTATCCCAGATACTGTACCGACAACCGCCGCTGTCACGCCCATGGCCATATTCTTATTCCTTTAGCAAAGTCTGCAAGCAACCTAGCAATGTACTTCGTGTTTGCAGTGTCTCTGGTTCGTAGACCAGTTCATTTTCTACTTCTTCAATGCTCGTTAAATCAGTGTGGAATACTGAAGTCCAGGTAGTGTCGCTATAAGCGCGCCCTACTCTTTTACTTCCAGCTTTCGCTGTAAATACTTGATGGCCTGTCAAACGCTGCATGCCTTGATCTGTTGACACCATTATGTCGCCGCACATAATATTGATGTGATCGACTTTATGAGCCGCACCTGTAAGTGCCACGCCAGCAGGTATAAATATCGTTCTTGCGTACACGCCGCCTGCTAAATGATGCGTAGTTTGAAGATCTACTTGAGGCCTTTGCAGTAAGTCAGCTTCAAGCTCTAAGACACGCTCAGGCGAGGGGTTAGCAATAACAGCCATCACTCCCGTCTCTAAGTCGCTCATCTCAGTATCTCCGGTACCACGTTGTTGTCTTCAAATTATAGTAATATGCAAATCCAGTTCCAGCTACCAATGTCGTCGGCGCGTTCTTCACTGTTTGTGTACCACTTGGCGAAAACGTCAAGCTTGTTATTGTTTGTGTCGAAGCTACTTCTAATGGCTGCCCATCTAGTGGGTTAGCCGGCGTCTTAATCGTGCCTGTGGCTAGCGTTCCAGCCGGATTCAGCGTTAGGACAAAGATTCTGTCTGGTATTATAACCGAAAATCCAGTTATTGGCGCCTGAATACTCGTAGCCGTATAGTCTGTCACACCCTGGATGAATGTGAACAGTCGGCGAAACCACTGCATCCAAATAAAGCTCAATTTCTTAAGTTGAAAGTCATCAACTGAGGCTTCTACTGGAGGCGGGTTCATATATACAGCTCCGCAGCCATACCACCTGTCACAACGAACTTAACTGGGTCCGTGACGGTGAAACGGAACACAAAGTCTCTGGACATACCGCATCTGTTCCATTTTGCTCGTGGCGTCTTGTATTGGCCTACTAAGCCAATCGGCTTAGAACGTGGCAACCCGAAAGTATGCCCGCCATCTTTAGACACTTCCAACGACATCATGGGGTTAGAACCTTGACCTGACTGAAGGCCAACACCCGTCTCCATTTCGATATACAATTGTCCTACGCCGAGGTCTGCCCCGCGATTGCGAATGTGCTTGGAAGTAAGCTGCCGCTTGATCGGTTGACCGTTGTCAGAATACGCTAAGTCATAAAATTGGTAGATGTTGCCATTTGAGGCGTCACTGCAGTAGTTCTGAGAGTTGAAGGTGGTACCAAGCTCGCCTATATGGCGGCCAGTCAACCCGAGGCCTGTTTGGGTCTCACTCCAGATGTTCGTTGTCGCGTCATACAGGAGCGACCTATTCGCCGTTGGGAAGGTCAACTGGTACAGCGCGTGGCCATAAACAGTATATGTTAGTGCTACTGCGTCAGACACGACGGACAAGTCATTCAGGATGGCGTCGATATCAGGCGTGCTCACTGGTACAGGGCTATAGCCGCCAAGCGTAATCACTTTATATAACCCGCCTGGATTCTTGGCCAGGAAGATCATCGAATTATTGACGGCAGCACGTGACCACTTAGCTGCTAAGCCCCATTGCTGCGTTGCACCTTGAACGCGGGCGTAAGGCAGCGGCGATCCGCCGGCGTCCTGCCAGAATTCTATTGAGGTGTCACCCCAGAGAATGACTAAGCTGTTAAACACGCTGACAGCAAGACCGATGTCTGGGTAGTTTTCTTTTGAGAAGTAGATCAAGGATGAGATCGCTGTGTTTGCACCCCACGCAGTGACATCATACGAGCCGCTAACAAAATACTGACGCGAGCCAAATTGTTCAACAATAAACCGGCCGTCAATAAAGGCAATCGTCGTCGCGCCGTTTGGAAAGTTGGCGTCAGCTACTGCTGCAAAGGACCCTGCCGCGTTTAGCGCAGCTTGCTGGTATGAGCCTGTAACGATTGTATAGCAGTAAAGCGCGGCGCCGTTCACAATAGCTAGCTGGACAAAATTATCGTCCATTGCCACTTTATTATTACCAGGCACTGTGCCTAGAAAGGTCACTGTGCCGGCAGGGGAGACACTGTACAATGATTGCCCGCTTACAACATACATTAAGTTGCCGACAACATGCCACCCGCGCACAGGATAGGTGGGCAATGCGGCAAAGAGAATCGTGCCGAAAGTGCCGATGAATGCAACACTGCCCCCGTCACCATCGGGCCTTGGGTCAACAATAACGTTAAGTCGCCTTTGAGCGGAAACCGACTTAGAGTAGCTGGCAACACTTGATCCGAAAAGTGGTAGCGGCTCCATTATGTCCCTGACTGGTAGTAGGCTGTCTCGACTTCTGTATCTTTATTCTGAGCAATTCTAAGCGCAGTCGCCGCCGTCTCCTGCATTAGTGGTGTCCAACTTACTCTGAACATAGGCGCGCAAAGCTTAGACGTCTCAAGCGCTAACGGTAAATACCACTCTTGCGGAAAGTATGGGGTGTCAGCGGCATTTGTGAAGTCTTGACATGGTTCAAAATATGTAGCGATGATGTGCTTGGATAGGTCAGACGAGCCTGCCACATCTGTGCGGATGTAGCCGGTGCCAAGTTGGTCGTCATAATAAATCGCGACAGGGTCACCAGTATTTGTCGGCGCCTGCTTGGTAGGCAGCAGATCATACTGCTGTGACGTCATCAAAGTCAGTGGGACGTCGTTGCCTTGGAAGTCGCGCAACGAAGCTGTCTCAATAAAGAGTGGCTGCTGGGCTGCTGTTGTGTATGTGTAGATTGAAGCGCCTACAGTGGCCTGCGATGTAACAGTGCCAGTGATGTTGATTGTATTACCTGTGAACGACAGAATTGTGGACCAGTAGATTGTGCCAGCGTCTTGGTCAATACCAATCTTGTCACCAATCGTCATACCTGTAATCATGGCAGCAGGTATTGCAGTAGCTCCTGCGCCGACAGTTGTTGAGCACGTTGTCTGAATATATGAATTGGTCCAGCCTGTCGCTGCTGCATTGACAGGGTAGGTGCCTGTGATGCCTGACAGGAAAAGATGGCCCCGGCGGCGAGAGAAGGCTTTCAGACCAGGTGCGAAGTCCGCCTTCCCCATCCACTGCTTGACGAGCATATTCAGCCACACAGACATATCTATTGTCTCTTGCGGCGATAGCTGCTCTAGCTCGTCAAGACGACCGAGATTCAACGCAGCCATGCGCAGAATCTGGTCGCGATTTACGACGAAGCCATAATTTCCACTCGTAGTCATTAGGCGGCTTTCAATCCTTTCATCTTTAAACGAATGTCAATCAAGTGCTTCATGTGGTGCGCAACTTCGTCAGTGCTTATATCAGCCATGCACTGCGCTGTGCCTGTCTCTTCGTTCTTCGTGCAGTGCTCCCATCCAAAGTGCATTAAATTACACGCCGGCGCTTCGTTATTTCCACGGCCTTTGCACTTAGTTTCCTTACTCCAAAGAGAGGTGGTGTGCAGCCAATCGCGCGTAAGGTTCTCAACACTCGAGTGTGACAAGAACACAATCTTTGGCACATCAACATTGGCCGCTGCGTTTAAGACTCCTGTTTCGGGCCCGATAAGCACGTCGCATTCATCGATGAAGGATAGTGATTCACGTATTGACCACTTACCACAAGTCAAATGTACACGCTTCTCTTTTTCCCACCCTGCTTCCAGCAGGACACACTCAGGGCCGCCGACAAGGACGACATCCACGTTCTTGTAGTTAATCATCAAGAGGGCGATAATTTGGTCAAGGCCGGACCATGTTTTATGAACTGAGGACCCAGCAAGCGACCACATCACTACAATATCGCCCATTTTAGCGCGAGTCTTTCGCGCCCAGGCTTTCTCTTCAGGCGTCGCATAGAACTTGATTTGCGGATCATGTGGCACGCCTGCAATGTCATGTTGAACTTCGACGTAGTTGTAGTCAAGCAGTTTGTGGCGGAGTGCTGGCGGAAACTTATGCAGTGTACGGCCAGGCATAGCAAGGAATGTACCCTCAACAGATTCTGAGAGGTTTACAAACTTAGTGTACTTTTTGGCGTGATACTCCCAGAAGTCACCGAGGTTTGCATTCGGAATTTGATCGCGGTCAAGTATCATGAATTTGTCGATGTTCGGATCATGCTTGACGACATCAACACCTGGCTCGCTCGTCATCAACGTAACATGATAGCCTTGCTTTTTGAGCCCTGCGAAGACCGAGGATGCTTGCATAAGATCACCGAACGCGCCAAACCTGCAGACAAGTACGGTCTTCTCAGATGCCGGTGTCTTATAAGAATAGGCGTTTTTTCCTGTCTGCTTTTTAAACACGAGCAGCATCGAGTATTCACAATCGTCATTCCTGTCTTGGCATTCTACAAGGTCGAACGCGCTATCCTTAGATGAAATTGCCTCCATAGCTCCAATAATATCTGAAGGCAGAAAATCGTGCTTATGAGTAGGATTACTGCCGGGACAACCAATATTGGGATAAAAATCTTTGTGAGGCAAATATAAAGCAAGCACGCCGCCTTGTTTAATAACACGCCACCACTCCTTTAAAGCGCCCTTATAATCTTCGATGTGCTCAAGCAGGTGGCTAGAATACACGAAGTCCAAACTCTGAGAAGCAAACAACGTAAGCTTCTCGCAGTCTAATCGTAAGTCTGCCATAAACGGATGGCCAAACGCTGCAGCATGGTCACCGCTATCTACGGAGATGGCCTGTGGTAGTATCTTAAAAGTGCCGGCGCCTAAGTCAACACCTCTACCGCGAAGATAGGGCGCCACTTCCCAGCATATTTTCTTTGATTCACTTCCTTCTGGATCAGTAGCTCTCCACATTATGCGGCCCCCTCTGGAAGCTTCCACATAACAAGTGTGCCTTTTTTGATCTTCTCGATGTTCATCTCAGCACACATACTCTGCACGTCGGCCCAGGGCTGATTTGCAGACTCTGCTTCGCGCTTGATATTGACTTGGAGAACAGGCCCACCGAGTAGCAAATTTGTCAAGAATTCAGCAACACTTCCGGCTGATTTTGAGGCCTGTTCAAGGCTCTTCGGAGCTTCAGGCTTAGTGTCAGCTACTTTAGTTGCTTTTGGTGCCTGTTTCGGCTTAATTTCTTGGCCGGGTTCGCTTACGACCTGGCCGTCGCCGGCATAAAGCACGCCATCTTGCTCGTACTGAGCATCAGCGGAGCCATAAATCAGGCCGTGGGGTTTTTTAGGATCAAACTTCTGGGCCTGCATAGCAAAGACTCCTTAGTTGGTTGAAAAATAAATTATAGCGCACGTTATACTACATCCTCAGTCCATGTAAGATTAAGCCGCATGCTGTATAAGCTGTACAAAAGCACTTCGCATTAAGTTTGACAAGCTCATGATTTATCCTTTAAAGAATCTGGTTGTTAGGTCAAAGTCTGTCGAGGTAGTTATTTCTCTCCACGAACGATACCTGGCCCTGCTCATCAACCGCTTCAGAGTAGAAGAGATCAATATGCTCACCACTGTATTGGTCATCAGTAGCCTTCATTTCGCGGCGCACAAAGCCCTGCTCTAGGCACTTTGGATTATTAATGCTCTCTTTATCAACCTGTGACGAAACGTCAGTATTCCCGCCAAAACCATAAACCCAGTTGTCCATGCGGTCTTTTGATCCGTTGACTTCAAACTGTTCATAAATCTCGGTCTTCGGAATGACGCTGAACTTTTTCTCAATACCTGGTTTTGGGATGTCTGCAATACAACGGACTTTTTCAAGTGAAGTCCAGTTGCCATCTTCGCCGTTTGCTTCTTCCTTGTACGGTACGTTGATCTGAAACTTTTCTGCTAGTGAAGACATGCTGTTCTCCTAAAGTAAAGAAAAAAGGTGGCCTAAACCACCCTTCACTTTTAGCTACGACGAGAGGCGTATCCAGCAACAGAGCCTTTAGAAGCAGGGCTGTCCTCCAAGTCACGAGGGGGGAAAGCCCCGTCTCCTGGAAAATTAACGCCACCTTCATAGACCTTCAACTTCATATCACGAATATCCTTATAAGGCTGGTCGCTGATGTCCATACCCGGAGGCATAATATTCAGCTTGGCCGCTTCGCCGTATACCATTCCTTTTTTAACAATGTAACCATCAGTGTTGGATTGAAAGCCGGACTTCTCGCCGATGTCGTCTTTGAGTGAGTCCATGTCAAACACGCCGGAGTCAACTGGCTCAAAAGGCTTTGCGTACTTTTCTTCAGCACAATCTGCCACTTGGCCTACATCAGTTTGGCCTTTACCGCTTGGCAGTTTAGGTTGAATATTTTGATTTCCTGTTTTGCTCATGTCAGTGCTCCTTTAATTAAACGCCAACAGAGGCCAACGGAGTAACACCGTAGTCCAATGCCAAGCCGGTAACTGCGGACGCGTCTGTTCCACGCAAAATATACAGCTGGTCGCCTGCGTTAACCGAAATACCGCCGGTGCCCGAGTTCGTGCCTGCTTGAAGCTGGCCAGTTGTTCCTGTGCCATACAAGCTGATGTAGCTTGTCACACCGACTGCGTTGGTTTGCGTGCCTGTCGAAGTGCCGTTGTAAGGACCGATAGTGAATGGCCCATACGTTGCTGTGGACATTGAAGGCGCAACACCTGGTGCGGCATTGTTCATAATGCGGATCAACTGAACTTGGTCAGACAAGATACCAGTTGTTGTTGCAGTACCATTCCAAGCAGTATAGGTACTTGAGCCGACGGCCACAACAGCGGCTTGAATACCGTAGATTTGCAGATTAGCGAAAGCAACGAATTTGCTCGTTACACCGCTTGCGCCAGCTGCAAGTGCTGGGAAAGCATGGCCTAAACGGGCCAGGTAAGCTGGGTGGTCGTACCCCATATTCTTAGTCTGTGACATTTGAGTCTCCTTTTATGCGAACCTCTCTCGCGTTGTTTGCCGTATTGCAAAGTGCGAGAGAAGGTTCACACTTACGGTTTGGAGCTATCTTCAATCTTTACATACGCCCATCGTCCGCCTCTATGGATTCTGCTGATTTCCATTTGGCTTACGTTGAACATTGTCGCAATTCGCGCTTGAGACAGTGTGCCTTCCTGTAAAAGAAGTTTAATATTACGGACATCTTTTTCAGTTAGCACTGCTCTGGGATTACGCTGCCGAATCCCACTTAACGATGCGGGCATTTGCAGCCAAGGTATGCACTATCCCAAACCCGCCTAAATAATACCAGGCTACACCTTTGGAACGACCGTAGTCCGACGGAATCTTACCGCGCATTTCTTCAGGCACTGCAATCGCCTCAGCCACTGTGTCATTACCGAAGATGAACATCCAGTCAGACACCGCGCCGGCCCACGCAGTCATATCACCACCGCCTGCTGTACTGATGCCAGTCGTGCCGTTACCCTTTGCAATGTTGGTTTGTTCAACATAGCGGGTGTTTTCGTAACGCCCGATTTCACCGTTCATAATCAGTTTGAAGCCGGTGTCTGAATACTGGTGGATCGTTTCCAAGTTGTTCTTGAAGTTACGCAGAGTGGTCGGCCACGCGAGCGCATAGTAGTCGTCACCCAGGTAAGCTGGAATGTTACGTTCTTTCATCAAGTCAACGATCGATTTGGCGTGCGCGCTAGCGTAGGCAATCGAGTTTGTCCCAGTCACAGTACCGTTAGTGAACAAGGTCACAGACGAACCGTTGTTGCCTGATGTTGGAATAACACGCAACGGTGTTTGGTTGAACTGGTTCCAAGCGAAACGGTCGAAGGTCTTAACCGCGTCGTTCTTCAACACTTTCTGTATCAGCTCCATTACTGGGAACTTAGACAGGTTGTCCAATTTCGCAGAGTAAGGTACCGAGTTACCAGCCTCGCTCAGTGTCAATGTACCCTGGACGATTGTGTAGTTGGTTTCAGGCATTGTGTTCGTTTCAAGAATCACACCGCCGCCGGTTGCTACATCAGAGAAGACATCCCATGTAAAAATGTCGCCCTTCTTTTTACCTTGTTGAGAAGCATCACGCACATCCGCAAATTGGCGGAATTTCACAAGCGGCTGTACCGCCATACGCAATACGTTTGACAACTGGCGCGAGTACATGTACCCGCCTAAACTATTTACTGCCCATCGTTTATGTTCGCACCAGGCTCGTTACTTCCCGATACCGCCCTTTCGGACTGCTGCAAGTTTCCCTGCAGACCAGACTATATCTTCATCTTTCGATGTTGTGCGCTTCCGGCCACTAGGCCGTACTCCCCGAAGGGATAGTCGTTGAACGTTCCCGGTTTCATCTTCCGGGCTTCGCTGCTGATTGTCCTCGTCACCACACGTTAGGAGTTTCCAGCAATTCACACAATTTTAACGTCAAGCTGTTAACCGAGATACTTGCTGCCGCCTCTTACCAGACTTTATTGTCGAGATCAT